TCTAAATATTGTAAAGATCCTAATTATGCTAAAAAAAGCAAAAAAAGGAAAAAATAATGGGGCAGTTAAAACAATGGTTAAAACAAGATTGGGTAAGAATAGATAGCCAAGGAAATATAAAAGGAGAGTGCGGCACTTCTAAGAACAAAAAAAACCCGGATCGTTGTTTACCTAGAGCAAAAGCTAATAGTTTGTCTAAAGAAGAAAGAGCAAAAACAGCTAGAAAGAAAAAAAGAGAAGGATCTAAAGGAAAACAATTTGTAGCAAATACTAAAAAAGCAACGGTGAAAGCGGCAGGGGGCGGTGAAATTAAAGGCAGTCGTCGTTTAAACAAAGGTTGTGGTGCGGTTATGGAAGATCGTAGAAAAAGGACCCTTTACGCATGAACATGATGAATTTTTATGTGGGAGAGCAAAAAAAAATATGTGATGAAATTAAAGCATGGTCTAAACATGCTTTAGAGGTAAGAAATGACAATTTTAATGGTTTACCCGCGTGTCCTTTTGCTAAAAAAGCGTGGAAAGACAATAAGGTTACTGTTATTTTTAAGGATTCTGACCATTATCAAGATGTATACACCGCTATTTCTACTTTTACCGATGTCTACGATCTTGTAATTGTTGCAGACACTTATTACAAACCTTTAGAAGAATTTCATAGTTACCTTGACGAGTTAAATGAAGCTATTGCAAAAGGTTTTTTTATACAAAAAGACGTGTGGTTAATGGGTTTTCACCCAGAAGAAGAACAAGAACCCGTGTTTGAAGAAGATTTTGAAGCGTTAACAGACACGGTCTATGCTATGATTTTTGTTCAAAGATTGAGCAAATTGCAAGAATCTGCTGAGAAATTAGAAAAACAAGGGTATTATAACTATTTTGATAAAGAGTTTAGCTCTAAACAATTATATAATAGACGTAAATCTTTTTATAGGAGATTAAAAAATGGCAATATCTAGAGTAAAGGTAGCACCTTATCATACAAAAACCAAAGTTAAAAAAATGCGCGGTGGCGGCATGGTTAAGAAAAACATGGACGACATGGGCATGGGCATGGGCATGATGGATGGAGGTATGGTCAAAAAGCCTAAAAAAATGCGCGGTGGTGGTATGGTTAAGAAACCTAAAAAAATGCGCGGTGGCGGCATGGTTAAGAAAAACAAAAAAGTTTAAGTTTTTAGATACAGGGAGAAAAAAGTGGCAGAACTTAGTGTTGCTCAAAAGAAAAAACTTGTAAAAGAACTTAAAAATGCTTCAAAACTTCATGCTAGGCAAGCGGTTCAAATAGAAAAATCTATGAAGAACCAAAAGAAAAGCAAAGGTTAAATATGGCTGTCTCGGGATCAAAAAACTTTGAACTAGATGTAACAGAGTACATTGAAGAGGCTTTTGAGCGGTGTGGTTTAGAAGTAAGAACAGGCTATGATATTAAAACAGCAAAAAGGTCTTTAAACCTTTTGTTGGCGGATTGGGCTAATCGTGGTTTAAATCAATGGACTATAACGCAAACTACGGTCAACGCTGTTTCTGGCACTTCTTCTTACACGTTGGATGCGGACACTATTGATATTCTTTCTGCGGTGGTTAGACGTAGTAACACCGATTACGGCATTACAAGATTAAGCCGAGATGATTACTTGAACATTCCCACTAAATCTCAAACGGGTCGGCCTTCTCAATTTTTTTTAGATCGTCAAGTTACTCCGGTTTTAAAAGTTTGGCCTACTCCCGAAAATAGCACAGATCAATTTATATTTGATCGACTAGTTCGTATTGATGATGCGGATACGCCCATAAATACTATGCAAGTACCTTTTAGATTTTATCCTTGTTTAGCAGCAGGGCTGGCTTATTATCTTTCCGTAAAAAGAGCACCTAATAGAATTCAATTTTTAAAAGCTATTTATGAAGAAGAGTTGGATAGGGCTATGACGGAAGACCGAGACAGAGCCTCTTTTAACGTATCACCTAGTTTAGATTACTACCGAGTGAACTAATGTCAAAGTATGCCTCCAGTAAAAAAGCTTATGGAATATCTGACAGATCGGGTTTTCGTTATCCTTTGCGAAGAATGCGGATGGAGTGGACGGGAATGCTGGTGGGTTATGATGAATGGGAGGCTAAACAACCGCAATTGCTGCCTTTAAAAAAAGTTAAAGATGCCCAAGCTTTAAAAAACCCTAGACCGGACAGAGTAGAACCTTTGTTGGTGTATGTTGGTATTCCTTTAGTTCAATTACCGGAGTCAAAACCATTAGTTTCTTTTGGACAAGTGGGAGGGGTTACGGTGACTACGTCATGAGTTTCACTTATTCGGCTTTAAAAACAGCCATACAAGATTATACCGAAAACACGGAAACTACTTTTGTTACTCATTTAGATGATTTTATAAAAGGAGCAGAAGAACGTCTTTTAAAAACGGTGCAGTTAAGTACGTTTAGAAAAAACGCTTCGGGTACGTTTACCAGTTCTAATCAATTTTTAACACAGCCTACCGATTATTTAGCTTCTTTTACTTTATCTTACACAAATTCCAGCAGTGAAAAGGTGTTTTTAGAGTTTAAAGATGCAGATTTTATTCAAACGTATAATCCTAACCCTGCTACTACGGGGTTACCTAAGTATTATGCTGTTTTTGATATAGACAATTTTATTATTGCACCTACTCCTGACAGTAGTTATGCGGCAGAGCTTCATTACTACTATCGTCCTGCTAGTTTAACCGCAGGAACGGATTCGGGCACAACATGGTTAAGTGAAAATACCCCGTATGCGTTGTTGTACGGAAGTTTAATTGAAGCTTATATTTATATGAAGGGGGAGCAAGATGTTGTTGCTCTTTACGAGAAAAGATTTACTCAAGCGTTAGTAGAAGCAAAACAATTAGGCGAGGCAAAAGAAACTACGGATGAGTATAGAACTGGAATGGTTATAAGGCCCAAACAATAATGAACGATCATGCCACTTTAGAGATTCCAAAAGATTATGTGGTAGGGGTGCAAACCACACATAATCGAGGGCATACCCCGGAAGAAGTTGCACAGCGTTGTGTAGACAGAATTATTTCTATAGGAGATGAAACACATCCTTTAATACGGGATCAAGCAAGAGCTTTTAAAGAGCAAATGGTTAAGTTAGTTGCTCACTACATGCGAGAAGCTATTAAAAGTGACCGCACAACGGTTTATAATGAGTTAAAAAATGCGGGGCAACCTCAATTAGCTGAATTGATAAGGAGATTATAGCATGGCGTTTACTGGTAATTTTATGTGTACTTCTTTTAAAAAAGAAGTTTTATTTGGGGCACACGACTTTGACTCCTCTACCGGGGATACATTTAAAATGGCGTTGTATACCAATAGTGCTAGTTTTACGGCTTCAACTACTGCGTATACTACGGGTAACGAAGTTACAGGCACAGGTTACACTGCGGGAGGACAAGCTTTAAATCCGGTAGATCCTACTACTTCAGGCACGACCGCTTTGGTAGATTTTGCAGACGAAACATGGACTTCTTCTACCATAACGGCTAGAGGGGCTTTGGTTTATAACACTGGACCAAATACAACGTCTATTTCTTTAACAAATCCTACCGTTATTGTATTGGATTTTGGCGAAGATAAAGCTTCGACTTCTGGAGATTTTACCGTGGTATTTCCTTCGGCAAGTGCAACGGCGGCAATTATTAGGATTGCATAATGGCTGACATTATTGTCCCGTTAGGTGGTTGGGGAAGAAGCACTTGGGGTAACGGTGCTTGGGGAGAGTCAACTTATTCGGTAACTGCTACTGGATCGGTAGGTTCGGTAACCGTAGCGGTGGGTACAGGTGTTAGTGTTTCGGTAACGGGTGTTGCTGGCACAAGTGCGGTAGGGTCGGTAACGGTTTCTACCCAACAAAATGTTTCGGTAACAGGCGTAGCGGGGACAAGTGCGGTAGGGTCGGTAACGGTATCGGAAGGGGCTGGAGTAAATGTCTCGGTGACAGGAAGTGCCGGAACAGGAGGAGTAGGCTCGGTAACTGTTAATTCAGGCACAGGAGTAAATGTTTCAGTAACAGGAGTAGCGGCAGCAGGGCAAACAGAAAATGTGTTAATTTGGACCGGGGTTGTGCCCTCACAAACCCCGAGCTATAGTACCATTTCACCATCACAAACGCCGTCTTGGACGGAGGAAACACCGTCACAGACCCCTGATTGGGAAAAAATAGCGGCATAAAGGATTAAATTATGGCAAGTACATATGTAAATAACCTTCGATTGGAAGAAATAACCACAGGCGAAAAGTCCGGCACATGGGGTAGTATTACCAACACTAACTTAGAGTTAGTTGGTGAAGCTCTTGGTTACGGTACGGAAAACTTGGGCAGTGATGCTAATACCACTATTACAGTAGCCGATGGTGCAACAGATGCTGCTCGTTCTTTTTATTTAAAAATAACGTCTACTTCGCTTAGTGCGGACAGAACAGTTACGCTTGCACCGAATACGGTTTCTAAAGTTTGGATTATAGAAAACGCCACCACAGGGGGCAAGGCTATAACTATTAAACAAGGAACGGGTGCAACGATTGATATTCCTAATGGGGATGTTAAGGCGGTAGCTACCGATGGTGCGGGTAGTGGTGGAGCCGTTTACGATTTATTGGTTGATTTAAATATCGCCACCAAATTAACAGTTAAAAATCCGGCTACGAGTTCTAGTCCTGCTACGTTGCTTTTGCAAAGTGGTGATACTGACGTTGCCGCAGACGATGTGTTAGGGAAAATACAGTTTCAGGCTCCAGATGAGGGCACAGGGACAGATGCTTTGTTGGTCGCTGGAGAAATTGCTGCTATTAGTGAGGGTGACTTTAGTAGCAGTAATAATGCTACCAAGTTGAGTTTTAAGACAGGGGCAAGTGAAGCAGCCACCGAAAAAATGTCTATTAGTAGCGTTGGAAATGTCACGATGAAGCAAACGGCTACAGGTGACGATACCCCGATGACTCTGCTTCTTCAGACAGGGGAAACAGACATTGCGGCTGACGATAAACTTGGAATTATAAATTTTCAAGCCCCTGATGAAACAACAGGCACAGATGCTATATTGGTTGCCGCAGGAATAGAAGCCGTTAGTGAGGGTGATTTTAGTAGTAGCAGTAATGCTACTAAGTTGAGTTTTAAGACAGCTAGTTCAGAAGCGGCGGCTGAAAAAATGTCATTAAGCTCGGATGGTAATTTAACAGTTGCTGGATCGGTGTCTACTGACAACCCTATTAACAACAAAAATCTGCTAATCAATGGAGGGCAAAATGTTTGGCAACGCTCAACTAGTGTAACCGGAATATCTACGCAAGCCTATCACACAGTGGATCGATGGGAGTTTGGCGGCACGGCAGGTGGTGGCACTATGCGACATACGATGGCAAGAAGCACCACAGTTCCTGCTGGGCAGGGGTTTGGGTACTCGATGAAAATTGACTGCACTACGGCAGACAGTGATTTAGGAACAGATGGATTAATTATTTTGACTCAAAAAATTGAAGCACAAAATTTATTCCGAATTCGTAAAGGAACAGCTTCTGCGGATTCTTTAACACTATGTTTCTGGGTAAAAAGTAATCTTTCGGGGGCTAGTAACTTATTGACTTGTACTTTGTACGATGATGATAACAACAGATCGGCTTCGGCTACGGTACAAATTGCTTCTGCTGACACATGGCAAAAAGCTGAAGTTACCTTTCCTCCAGACACTTCGGGAGCTTTAAATAATGACAATGGGGCTGGTTTGTTTCTTCAAATTTATATGGGCGTGGGAAGTCAGTTTACAAGTGGCACAATGAATACAGCATGGGCAAGTTATTCCAATGCT